GGATATACTAGCACTCCAACAGTTGCAATATCCTCTGCACCAGCTGGAGGTGTAACTGGAATTGCAACAGCAATAATGATAGGAGGAGTTGTTGCATGTAATGATAACGTTAACCCATCAGCAAAATCAGTTCAAGCAGTTCAAATTATCAATGCAGGTGCTGGATATACTGTAGTACCAGGAATTCGCTTCATTGGTGGGGGAGGAAGTGGAGCTGCTGCAACTGCATCTATAGGAAGTGGAATTATTGGGTTAATAAATCTAAGTTATAATGGATCTGGATATTCATCACCACCAAATATTACTTTTACAAATCAAATTTTCCAAAGCGGTGTTACTACAGTAGCAGCTGCTGCAACCGCAATTGTAAGTGCTGCAGGATCAATAACAGCAATTCGCATCACAAATGCTGGACTTGGTTACAGTGTAGCACCAACAATAGTAATATCATCTCCATATAGTAGTGGAATTGGAACATTCCAATTCAATGAAACAATCGTTGGAAGCACTAGTGGTGTAACTGCTAAGGTAAGAAAATGGAATGCCCCAACAAATCAATTAGAAGTTTCAAATATTGACGGAGCATTTATTCCCGGAGAAACAGTTGTTGGTACAGCATCAAGTGCATCTTATCAAATTAGATTTGTTGATACAAATATAAATGAAGATGGTTATACGGATAATGTGGAAACTGAAGCAGATAGTATTTTAGATTTCAGTGAGTTCAATCCTTTCGGAAATCCCTAAATATAAATTAACAAGGATTAAAAAACCATAAACTGGGTAGACAAATGTTTGAATATTTTTATCACGAAATCCTAAGAAGAACTGTTATTGCATTTGGTACATTATTCAATAATATATCAATACAACACACTAATAGTTCTGGTCAGGTTACAAGCATATTAAAGGTTCCTCTTGCATATGGTCCTACTCAAAAATTTCTTGCAAGATTAGAGCAGTCCCCAGACTTAAACAAATCTACGGCAATAACTTTACCCAGAATGTCTTTTGAATTCACTGGGTTAGTTTATGATGCTTCTAGAAAAGTTACAACAACTCAAACTTTTACTACAAAAGATCCAACAAATGGATCTGAAACTAAAAAGGCATATATGCCAGTTCCATACAATATGCAATTTGAACTGAGCATTATGTCAAAATTAAATGATGACGCACTACAAATTGTGGAACAAATTTTACCATATTTTCAACCATCTTACAATTTGACGGTTGAATTGGTAGATTCAATTAATGAAAAAAGAGATATTCCCATTGTTCTCGAAAACATTACAATGCAGGATGATTATGAGGGAAATTTCACAACAAGAAGAGTTCTTTTATACACATTAAGATTTACCGCAAAAACTTATCTGTTTGGTCCTGTTTCTTCCGCTACCAAAGATATTGTCAAAAAAGTTACTCTCAATTATCTTACTGGGGCTAGTAGAGATAATAATACGAGAGAAGTTATATATTCCGCAGAACCAAGAGCGATTAAAAATTACACTGGAACTGTTTTAACAACATTATCCAGTGATATATCAACAACGGATACAATAATTACAGTAAATGATGCATCAGCAATATCAGTAAACACATACCTTGATCTTGATGGTGAAGAAGTTTATGTGAGATTAAAGTCTGGTAACAATTTAACTGTAGATAGAGGAAGAGATGGCACTGCAATAACATCACATTTAACAGGTGCTGAGATTAAATCAATAACAACCGCAGATAATGAACTTATACAAGAAGGTGATGATTTTGGTTTTAGTGGAACTATATCATGAAGATGACTAAAAAATTCGATGATTTAAACAACACGTTCAACGTTGAAGGTGAAATAGTACCCGTAGAAAATACTGATGCTATAGAAAAAATAGAAAAAATATCATCGAGTATGGATGATATTAAAAAAGATTATGAGTATACAAGGGGAAATTTGTATTCAATTATTGAAAAGGGACAAGAAGCAATCAACGGAATTCTTGAACTTGCTCAAGAAAGTGAAATGCCAAGAGCATATGAAGTAGCTGGGCAACTTATAAAAAATGTTGCCGATGCTACAGACAAATTAATGGATTTACAAAAAAAATTGAAAGAAGTTGAAGAAGAAAAACAATCAAAAGGACCAACAAACGTTACAAATGCTCTTTTCATAGGTTCTACCGCAGAATTATCAAAGATTCTCAAACAACAATCTAAAGATGAAAACGTTTAAACAGTTTCAAGAAGAGTGGACTAATAAATATAAAAAGAGTATCGATTGTTCGAATCCAAAAGGATTTTCTCAGCGTGCCCATTGTGCCGCAAAAAGAAAAAGAGCAAGAGGTGAAGAAACTAAGTCTAAACCAGTTGAATGAAAACACCAAAATTTTCCCACTTAACACCACATTTAAAAGGAAAACAACATCAGTTGGATCCTAATCTTGATCTCAAACAATCAATTAAACATGCGTCAATTCAGTATGTTGATTGGGATAATGATGGTGATGTTGATGAATATGATAAAAAACCAAAATTAGTTCCAGATGAAAATCCCCAAGCAGACTTTGGAACAGTATCTAAAAAATTAATTTCAAAACAAAAGGGTGAAATAAAACATACTAAAAGAGGTATAGCATATGAAGATTTGAGAAACTGGTTTGATAAAGATCATCCAGAAGGTAATTGGAAAAGATTTAATACTAAAGGAGAAGCAGTTGGTCCATGTGCCCGTGAACCAGGAGAACCTAAACCAAAATGCTTATCAAATGAAAAAGCAGCAAGTATGTCCAAATCACAAATTGCTGCAGCAGTAAAAAGAAAGCGAGGAAAAGATCCAGTAGCAGATCGTCAAGGTAAAGGAGGAAAACCAATTATGTCTTCAAATAAAATTGGTGAAAATTTTGAAAATTCTTTACCCGATTGGGAAGGACACATATACAGTGGGGAAAAAAGATATTGTCCAAAATGTGCAAAAATGGAATATCAAAAAGAATGTAGATATGGTCCAAAATATTGGGCACTATATTCATCCCCAATTGGTCCATCATCCGAACAAGGAAAAGCAGATCTTGCAAATATTGCCCCAACAAATGAAGAGAAGGATCATGAGTTTTCAATGGCACGTTCGGAAATTTCCACAATTGTGAACGCAGCTAGAAGACTCAAAAAGAAAATGAAGGGAGAAGGTAATATTGAAGCATGGGTTCAATCAAAAATTACCAAGGCAGCAGATTATCTTGATACTGCCGCAGATTATGTTGAAAGTGGAGAGCATAAAGTTGATGAAGCATGTTGGAAAAAGTATAAGCAAGTTGGTCTAAAGAAAAAAGGTAATAGAATGGTTCCAAACTGTGTTCCTGAGGAAACAGAATACATTGAAGAAAAAAATCAACCAACAAATCCAAAACTGTGGTCTAGAGCAAAAGCACTTGCTAAGCAAAAATTTGATGTGTATCCAAGTGCATATGCAAATGGATGGGCATCAAAATGGTACAAGTCAAAAGGTGGCGGATGGAAGTCTGTAAGTGAGCAGACTATTGAAGACTTAAATGGAAATACTTTTGCCGAAGTTATTGATATTATCAAACCAGAACCAATTAAGGGATTTAAATCTCAAATTGAAGAAATGGCAAGAGTTGACTCTAAAAATGGAAACTTAATGATGGTTGTTGCCATGTGGAGAGGAAAAACTTATGCACTCAAGATATTTTTCCCACAAGTAAAACTACCAAACAGAAAAGAAATTGAAGATCAAATTCAAAAAATTTATCCAGGTGCCAAACTAGTTTATTCTAAAGTTTCCGAATGTGAACCTGGACAATCATTTCTATATGCTGGAGGGTCTGCGGCAAAACCTGGTCCAAGTAACAAATACATTAAACCAATGGGAGAAGAAGTAGAACTTGAAGAAGATTGGCAAAAAGTCAATCGTCAAGATAAAACTGATGGATTAAGTCCTGCTGCAGTTAAAGCATATCGCCGCGAAAATCCAGGTTCAAAACTTCAGACCGCAGTAACTGAGAAAAAACCAAAAGGAAAAAGAGCAAAGCGTCGTGCTAATTTCTGCCGTAGAATGAAAGGAATGAAGTCTAAACTGACTTCGGAAAAGACTGCAAGAGATCCAGATTCAAGAATTAATAAAGCACTACGTCGTTGGAGGTGCAGATAATGAAATCCTTTAAACAGTTTCTTTCAGAAAATATCAATATTTCCGGAGATTTCAATGGAAATCTTTATGTAAATAGTTCTGATATTCAATGCGAACCAGTTAAAGAATCCTTTATTGCTGATGTGGTTTGGGAAGGAAAATTATATAGAATGGAAGTTGAGGGGGTTATGCTATCAAAAAATGAGTTAGCGGAGCAGTTGCAATCAGAATATCCTGGAGCAATTGTCCACAACGTTTATCCATTGGCACAAAATTCTTTAAAGATTAAAAGTGCTCAAAGATATAGACCAGAAAGTTTAACATGGGGTGATTAATTTATGGCTCAGTGGAATATAACCACTCAAGATTATTTAAATCAAGAGAGGAGTTTATTTGAAGTTGTTGGTGTTGCATCAAGTGATGGTCAAATAATTAGTGATCAAAATCCATTTCCAGTTACTGGAAATATTGGAATACAAACTGGAACTTATGTAACGATTAATCCAGATACAACAGCACTGGATGCTTTTGGTAGGCAAAGAATTTCAGAACCATTTACTCTTGGGGATTATAAGCATCTTTATGCAATTGATACTAACTTTATAGACAGCGTTTCTGGTGCAGGTTCTACATTATCATTTATATCAAACCAAGCAGCAGCAAGATTGCAAACAGGTATTGGAAGCACTGCATATTGTGTTCATCAAACAAAGGCATATCATCACTACCAACCAGGAAAGTCCCAACTGATTTTTAGTTCTTTTAATTTCTATGCACCTCAACAAAATGCAACTAAAAGAACTGGATACTTTGATGATAGAGATGGAATATACCTAGAACAAGTTGGATTAAGCACCTCCGATGGTATAAATGCTGGTATAGGTACGTATAACTGGGTTATCAGAACATTCACAAGTGGAATTGCAACAGAAACCAGAATTCCACAATCTCAGTGGAACAAAGATAAATGTGATGGAACTGGAGAATCAGGATTTAATATTGATTTCACAAAAACTCAACTTATGTTCATTG